GTTCATTACGTGGTGGCCTGCCGGAAATGTTTGCGTAAGCAAAGTATCACCGCTTGCGCCACCGTTTTTCAACGTGAACGCACCCGCAGCCGCACCGTAAATTACAACCTGCCGTAAACGTGATCGAGTCGGACCAACAATCGCTGCCGAGGTTCCTTGAACCCAATTATATGCTGTTACTGGACCAGCCATAAAAGCCTCCTATTAAGCGAGGTTATTGTTTTGCTGATACAAAATAGTAAACCGTACTTCTCCAGCAGTAGTTGCCGCTGACGCGGTAACAGTTAGACGAATGTCCGCAGTTCCTGTATCTTCCCAAGCTAACGTTCCGCCTGCTTCAGTAGTTGGATATTTACGACCTGCTGTTGTACCACTCGCAAAAGTGTTTAAAATTGTAGACGCACCGCCCACTGTATCACCAACGCTCAAGTTAGTAGTCGCGTTCGCCGCTGTAATCACATCAATCACACAATCTATGATCTGTGAATTAGCAGGAATAACAACGTCCGTTACTTGAGCAGCCAGTGCGCCACCAGATAAATCTGCGGCAAAAGTCTGCGCCATAACGACTTGACCAGTGTTTTTAATATTTGATCCAAGGGTTGTACCCGTGGTTTCTTTAATGGTCCCTGCTTTAATAGGACCTGAAAAAGTTGTCGTACCCATGTCGATCTCCTGTCTGGGTTAGTCAGCCGCACCATGCAACTGTCAGGGATAAAAAAACCATACAGGAGAAATAGACAAAAAGAAAGGGGCTACCGAAGTAGCCCCCAGTTTGGGAGGAGGTAATGAAACCCTCCCAAACTATAGCACAAATTACGCTCCGGGTGAACCGAATACGCAACGTGGGTCGCTAAAGCCGAAGCTGTAACGCTCACGCGCTTTAAAGCGCATGTTGCCTGTGTCGAAGTCTGCTTCCATGTTGGTAGACAGAGGAGTACGCTCAAAGTGGATCATTCCACGAGGCGCATCCGTCATAATGAAGAACGCATCAGGGTCCGTCAGGAAGTCATTGACGGCATAACCATCAGGCAACATTCCCATTGAACGAATCGCGTTCGTATCATTGTCTGCTGTTCCAACACGAAGGTTTGAAACCATCAAGCGTTCTGCAATAAATTGCAGTTGACGCGGGATAAGTAACTTCGTGCCACGAAGAGCAACCTTCAAACCACGCTCGTCCACAAAACCTGCGATGTTGATAAGGGCATCTTCAAGAGATGTCTCGTTCAAATCAGCAGCTACTGTGGGTTCGTTGGCAAACGTACCACCGTTGGTTAACGGGTGGTCTGTCGCACAAAGCGCAACACCGTCACCACCAGCAGACGCGCCAGCAGTAAATGCGTTGTTAAGAACCGCAGCGGCCTTAACTTGCTTTGTGTGTGCCATTGAACGAGCCAACGCACGAGTATAACGCGAACCAAGACGATCATACAGATTGTCTTCGATAGCTTCCTCAGTGATTGAGAATGCCAGCGCAATAGTTTCGTGGTTGTAACGAGCAGTGTAGGCTTCGTTAGCGTCGTCAAAGTTTACAGAGGAACCTTCCGATTTGGTTGGTGCCGCTCCGAACCCACTCAACATAACTTCCTCTTCAAATGCTCGATCAGAAGATTCTGTTGTGTAGATCTCCGCGTGTTGGTTTTCGTACCGATTGTACTCCATACCAAACAACGCATTGAGGCCCGGTTCTAGCTCTTTCGCTAGTTGTGCGCGAGAAATAGCCATTCTTTAGACCTCCTTAAACGCCAGTAGTCGATGGAGTACCAGCAACAATCGCACCATTGGCGGAGTTGAAGCTGTTATTCAATCGAACAATTACAGGGATACCAGCCGCTGTAAAGTCGCTGTTTTCTGGATCATCTTGAATTCCGATGATACGCAGTTGCAGCGCAGCAGTGGTGGCGATTGTGCTAACACCCAACTTAGCAGAAGAGATACCTGTGGTAGAAGAACCAGAAGTAGCTGTTGCAAAGTTTGCGTTTGCGAACACATGCCCACGCGCAGTTGCTTCGTTAGTCAACGAAGCGTCTGATGCGATAACAAATGTTTGCATTGGGTTGTCATACACAAAGGCTTTGACGGGGAAGTTTGAATCCGCGCCAGAACCGGGCCAGCTATTTGAGAAAATAGTCTCACCAGTGGTGGACGATACATATTCGCATCCCCAGAAAACACCTAAAAGACCTACCGTCCCACCAGCAGCCGCGCCAACAATATCAATAAAGCCTGTTGACAGCGGAATTACGGGTGAACCTTGGTAAATCGCGTTAGTGTTTCCAGAGGCGATACGATACTCGGTCGCACCAGTGGTGTTTGCAGCCTGACCGACTACACCAATCGGACGAAGTCCGAAAGCACCGTTACTGTTTGCCATTTTAGCAATCCTCTTTCAATTAATCGGAGTCTCTACGAGATCCCCCGAATGATACACGACTTTGCCGACTATTACTTATCGGCATTGAAGGATGTTGTTCCTTCATAAGGTCCTGATCTACAGCAGTCATCTGTTCGCGGGTTCTGCCCCCGTAATATGCAGTTCTTTCTGCTACTGTTTCAACAGGTATTCGGCACAGCATCAGTCCGCCTTGACCAATCACACCCTCATATCGACCATCGTCGATAACAGGTGCTTCATAGTTTGGATATTCGTCTTTCCGGACAGGTTCCCATCCTTCGCGTAGCTTGGCGTTGACATTCATCTTGTCTTCCTCACCACGCATTGCAACTCGTATCCAACGATGCACAAAGCCCTCTGGGGCATCAGGTGCTGCAAGGTGACTGGGCGGAGCCCATGGTTTTCTGCGCGTTTCTGATTCGCGTGTTTCGCTTGCGCGAGGTTTTCTATCAGCCATTCTATCAATCCTTCACAAATTTTGCATATTCTTCAAGCGGTACATTTAGACGTTTCGCCATCGCTATTTGTGACGGTGATAGTTTAACCGACCTGCGCCCCGTTTTTGCCGTACTGCGAGATGCTGAAGCGCCAGCCGAGGCGACCTGTGCTCCACTCGATTTCTTCGCCTGAAACTTATTCGGAAACTCCGAACGCATTCGACGATCAACTTCAGTATAGTATTCTTCGCTGGCTGGGTCAAACCCCTCTTCTTCAACGAGCTTCCTATGTATTCCAAAAGCAGCATAAGTCATGACTTCGTCAGACCCAAACCAATCGTTTTTCTCCGCCCACGACTGCGCCTTTGGATCAGGCTTCGGAGCAGAAGGAGCAACGGGTTGCTGCATCGGAACCTGCTGTTGTGCAACAGGCGCTTGATCAGGAACTTGCTCAGACCGCTGCTTGGCAATCCGCAAACGTTCTTGCTCAATAGACATCTTTGATAACGCTTCCTGCGCCTCAAACATCTTGTCCGTATCACCAGCGTCATACGCTTCTTTGTACAGCCTTTTCGTAGCTTCTACCTGAGCATCTATTCGAGTGCCGTACTCAGACAAATAACCCTTGTCTAAGTTTTGAACCCGGCTTTTTAAACTCTCATTCTCCTGCAACAACTGCTGCGCTAAACGAACAGCCTCTTCACGGTCCCGTTCTTCCTTGCGATATCTCTCGGTTAACTTTTTTATCCGAGCCTGAACCTTGTTACTGTAACTATCTAGCTCATCATCGCCAGATTCCGCAGCAGGCTCTTGCGCTTCCGGTTCTTCAACAACCTCTTGACCCGTCGGTTCTTCCGTTGCCTCAACCTCTATTTCTACACCCTCGTCTTCGAGGACTTCTTGTTCTTCCGCCATCAGTTTCTCCTAAACCTGCTTAATATCGTCGGGCTCTAAGATCGTAGCAATAACCTCATCGTCGTTGATTATACGAACTTCGCCCCCATCGATCTTAAATCTCGACCCCGAGTATCGACCGATACAAACCCATTGTCCCTCCGCACACCAAGGTGCAGCGTCTGGGCCAAACTTATCAGGGTCTTTGTAAGCAATAGGACCAACCTTTAAAACATACGCAACAACCGTTGCTACAGCTTCACGATCCCGAACTTCATCCGGTATGTGTAAACCGCCCTGTGTTTTGCTAGCACCTTGATAAGGCATAACTAAAACACGCCAGCCCGTAGGCTGCGGTAGTCTTTCAAGAAGGGGTTTTTCTAAAAGAGAAGGGTCTAAAACCTTCTCGGTGGTATCAATATACGCGCTACCAACGTCAGAAGAAGCAGCGGTGTTCCCTGCTTTCTCTTTGTTAATTTTCTGCGCGACATGATCAGGAAGATATAAGGTCTTCGACATCGTCAGCGTGGTTCTCCAGCAGGGCTTTGATTTCCTCACGAGCGTAGGCAATGCCCCGTACTTCACCCACCATGAGCTTATACTGCTCCCAGTCTTTAGCAGTATCATGTGCGAGAGCATTTGCAATGTCCTGCTCTCGTTCCTTCAGGATCTTATACATATATGTAGCGAAAGCAACAGCGTCCATTAAAGAATGTCCCTCTCCGAACCCTCGGCTATAGATTTAATTGGACCACCCTTCACCCAGTCATTGCAAACATGGTCAGACGAACACATGAATTTGTACATCTGGCAGTAACCCAGATCACCAGAATCATCGCCAATACATTCCAACATGTCTTCCGTTTGATTGTACGCTCCGCAGTTTCCACAAACCTCGGTCAGCTTAAAGCCCCCGTCCATAGAGGGATCTCGGTAGTTTGCTTCTTCTACCGCAACCTCTTTGGCTTCCATGTTTGCTTCAGCATCTTTGGTGGCTATCGGACAGCTTGGACCTCCATCGTCGCCGCCCTGCATTTTATCTACCGGAATACCATCCGGTATAATGCTAATCATAATACTAGGCATTAGTATGTTTTCCCACGGTTAGAATTGTCACGAACATCGCCCGATCGTCCCCCGAGCGAAAACTTTTTAACTAGATTTTTGCCCGAACTTTGTGACCTCATTGGAGGGATCATTCGATTTGGAACAGGGGCTCCAACAGGAAGTTCTTCTGTCCCCAGATTACGAGAGATGTTGCGTTTATACGGCTGTTGTAACAATTTATCACCGCCCATTTTTGATGGGCTCTCGGGGTCTGAAGAAATTTTTGGAGTCTTAGGAGGTTTCTTTTTTGTATCAGTCCTTCCCCCACCAGAAAACTTCTTGGGCTTCTTATCCAACATCTCTTCAAACATCTCAGGGTTTTTGCGAAGAAGTTTTTCCACCTCTTGCGCTACCGCAGTCTGTCCTCCCGCGCCGGGGCTCTTCGAACCGCCCATCGCTTCGTCTCCTGTAGCCCCCTTTAAAAATCGGTCTAGTTGTTCGCGTGTAAAACTTGCCATAATAATCTGTTATCCTTTTTGAAAGTGGGGCATATCGACAAAGGGCGTCCGTTTTTGACTACGCCGAAGGTCTACATAATCGTTGTATGCGTCCAGCATTGTACCATCCCACTCTAGGATGTTGTCAATGTGCCAAGCACCTCCCCATTTAAGCTGCTTAATGCCCATATCCTTAGCCGTTTTTACAATAGCATCGCCAACATCATCATAAAACTTTAACTCCCAACAAACTTTCGGACCCAAAAACACCATGAAATCAAAAGCCATTCCATCCAAATGCTTGCTTTTCATAGTTTTCGAAGCCCCGGAGTCCACAAGGGAACGCTGCTCCTCTATTGTTCTCAACCCGCCAAGGTGGGGAATGCCAAAGTCATACGGCGTATTATGAATGGCAGTGCGAACCAAAGTGTATAACTCTTCATCAATACCTTCGATGCGGTCCAGACTACGCTGGCTTAATTTAAAATTACTCATATCATTTCCTTTTAAAAAAGGCTTGCGCCCCTCTCACACCAAAACTGGCTGAAATTGCAATTCCAAGGCTGTAAAAATACCAGTCGGGAGCTTTCGAAAGCTGCGCAAACCCACGGTCAACCCAACCTTCTGCGCCCGGAATCCAACATAAAATCAAAGGGATAGACAAAATCACCACGAACCATTCGTCCTTCCAACTAGACTTGGCACCTTCTGCCATGATGCGTTCCCAGTCTGCCACACTTGTCTTTTCAGACAACAATATCTGAGCTTTTGCTTTTGCCTCAGTTAGCTTTAGCTCCGCAGCGGCAGCGTTCTTATCAGCCTTGCCCTGTAGCCACGATCCCGCAAGATTGGCTATCGGTCCTAAAAAGGATTGTATCATCACTCACCCTTCATCCATTCAATCATAAGCACCAAAATTAACGCGCACGTTACGGTGCCTAAAAAGGATTGTAAAAATATCTGAGTCACTTTTCGCTACCTAACCAAACAGCAAACGCGCCAGTCATGGCCCCAGAGCAGACGCTGATCATTGCGGATTGCTGCGTTGACAAGTCTTCAAGACTCATTCCCCACTCAATTACGCGAATATACATGATTGTCATAACCAGCATCATAAGACGCGGCATAATCTTCCAAGCCAGTAATTTTTCCATGTCAAACCTCTATGTTTAACTTCGTTCCCTGCGGACGATCCGCATTAGTCTTGCGCCCAAACCTATCATAACTTTCTTGTAAGTCCAATCGTTGCTTTACAAGAGCCTCTAAATGGTTGTGGTTGGCCCTGTGTTCTTTTTCTACCCTCTGCTCTACCAGATGCGTTTCTATGCGCTCACGCGCCCTTGTTTGGGCGTGTATGTCAGAACCGACATTAAAGGGCATGTGCTGGCTTGCGCCTTGAATACCATCAGCCATTTTACCACCATCCTGCGCCTAAACCAGTCAGCCATGTGCCGCCGACTAAAATAGCCGCTAACATAGAAAACAGTAATATCAACAGAAGAGTTTCAAAGAATGCCGCCTTGCGCTCTTGCTGTCGATACAGAGTTTCCTCCCGCTCCTTTTTTATCTTACGCCGTAGCTCCACCATCTCGCGCCATGTGCCATAGCCAAAACGATTGTTCAGCATTTGCTGCAAGTCTTTTTCCTGCTCTGCCAGCTTCTTTTGATGAATAATAATCTGTAAGGCTTCTTGCTCTACTGATCCAGAAGCAAACAGTTTAGTGAAAATTGGCGGGTTCTTGCGTTGTTGCTCTGCCCTGCCAAGATCCGCAGCAAAACCATACCACTTGCTAAGCTGACCAGCCACATCTTCTAGTTCCCGGCCCGCGTAAACCATTTTACGAACAAGATTAAATGCCTGAGTAGCCCCCGCAATAGCTGTTACCGGATCTATCATACCTTCTCACCCACCTTGGCTACAGGAAGACACCGAAAGTCATACGGTATCCGTATTATTCTCGGGTAATGATAGTAAAAATACGAAACGTCTCTAGGACAACGATACACACACGCCTTGTACATATCGCCGCCATGCATCCCTACCAGCACAGCGGTGAGAGCGCACAACACTAGAACTCTCCAACAAACCTCTGTGGTCGGGCTATCGGACTAAACCGCCTGTTCACCATACCGCCAGAAGAATATTTACTTTTACCCGCTTTGCTTAAAGCAATAGCAACCGCTTGATTTTGCGGTTTTCCAGCAGCCATTTCTGTCTTGATGTTCTGGCTGATAACACCTTTTGATTTGCCTTCTTTAAGAGGCATCAGGTCCTCCGTAACATGGCTTCTCGCTGCACATCGATGCGCTCTTGGTTTACAGCATTGCGATTGTCCGCAACCTCTTCCTGTAAATCCAGTCTAGCCGCATCCGTAACAGCACGTTGCTCCAATCGAGCCCCCTCAAGTTCAAGATTCGCTTGATCCATCGCGGCCTTGTGTTGAGCTTCCATCTGCTTAATCGAAAGCTCCTGCATCCGTATCTTAACCAGCGGATCTTCTTGATCACCCTCTGGTGAATACGAAAGTTTAAGCATTAGATCCTTAATCATCTCTTCTTCAACCTGAGCCACACGAGATTCAATCTGCTCAGGCGTAAACTGCGTAGGACCTTGCTGTTGTAACGCCGCCATCTGCTGCTGGGCAACCATAGGATCTACCGCTCCCGCTTGCGCCATTAACTGCAACTGCTGCATTTGCTGCTGCGGCTGCACACTAATCTGTTCCAATTCTTTATCCACCTGTTCACGAGCCTTAAAGCTAACGTGCTGCAACGTATGGGTAAACAATGCGGACAATACAGGTGGCGCATTCTGCAACATCGGGATCTCCAACAATGCAATATGTGCCGTCAAATGCGCGTCATGATCCTGCTGCGCAAACGCCTGCGGAACCTGCCCACCAATCAACAACCCATTTTCTATCGCAGGATCTTGCGGCTGCGGAGGTGGCGGTGGCGGTGGCAAGATCTCGTCTATATTCTGCACCTCTAATGCTTGATACATCCTTCTATACGCCGCATGAAGGTTGTGCATCTGAGGGTTAGATTGCGCTAGCTGAAGTTGGGTCTGAGCCAGCGTTACCCTCTGAGACATAGAGAAAATGTTCGGATCAGAAACGGGGAGAACGTCGATCCTAGCATCAAAGTCTTGCATCTTAACCTGTTGTGGCGCACCCGCTACTTCGTAAGGGTACATCGGAGGAAGGTTTTCCGCAAAGATACGCGCCAACAAACGGAACTCCGTCTTCTGGGCGTAGTGCATACGTTTGTGAATCGCAGACATAACCTTCATGCCACGCTCCAACATGGCAACCGTAGTCCCCACTGGCGTTTCCTGATTCATGTCCGACATCTGCTGATCAGCTAAAGCAACAAACCTACGTCCGTCGTTAACCAATCCACCCAACAACTGAGCCAATGTCGCAGAAGGCTCTTTGTACGGCAACGGAACAATAGCGTCCCTGATGCTGCCTCCGGGCGCGTCAATGTCCCTAAACTCTCCGGGCTGTAATGGCTCATCAGAGTTGCGTACACGCACTCCACGGGCCTTAAATCCAGCAGGAAGGTTGGCTAACGTCCCAGCGTCTATCAACTGACGCAACAGGCTCGTCGCAGCGCGGCCCAAACCGCCAATCATGTGCACCAAACCAAAGCCGTAGAACCCCAATCCCGGCATAAACTTATAATGCACAAAATACTGGCGCTTGCGCTTCAACGGATCCGTCATGTCGTAGTTACGACGAATCGCTAAAACCTTGCCCGAAGACTCGTCAATCGTAACAACATAAGGAAGACGAATACCCGTGGGCTCGCCAGTCTCAGGATCTAAATCCTCAAACCGCTCCAGATCTAACTCAACGTGCATCTCCAAGATCGTCAGAACATCATCGCTGTAGTTCTTAGATATCCCCTCAAGCTCGTTAACCTTCTGCTTAACAGGGTCCTCTTCCGTATCCGAAGACGTTTGCAAATCCACATCGCGGTAAACCTGAGCAACCTGCATCTTACGAACGTCGTTCTCATCCATCCGCAATACATGCGTAACTCGCGTCGATGTCGCTAAATCAGAAGCAGAATACGGAACAACCAAATCCTGCGCAGGAATAAACTTCGAAACAGCCCGCTGCCGCGTTTGATCAAAATACACCTTCTTAAATGTCGAACCGCTCAAGGGCAAATAAAACAACATCTGATCCATGTCCGGATCATATTCTTCCATAACCTCAGTAATCTGATAGTTCATGAAGTCTTTTACACGGTTAGCCTGCTCTTCTCGCTCCGCGTTCTGCAATCCCAAAACATTTGTGCGAACCGGACCACCCGCTGGCAACAACTCCTTATACGCCTGAGCTTGAAACTGCGTAACACTCTCGCTAATCATCGGATGCGTAATACCACTCGCACCCTCAAACGGAGTCGTGCGCTCCTCAGTCTTCAAACCAAGCAGATCAAGACCCTTAACATACGTCTCTTCCCACTCGTCACGAGAATCCAAATCCTCGTTATACGAAGCCCGCAACTCAGAAGATAACTCCCCCAACGTGCCCTCGTCCAAAACCTCCGCTAAATTAGCGTCAAAAGGTATAGCCTCGTCAGGGATCTCCATCTCCCCCTCACGAATAGCCTGCACAATCGCGCCGCCCTCGCCATCCTCAATAATCTCCGCACCATCCGGAAACTCCATCGGTACATCAATAGGTATCTCTACGTCTGGAAGTCCCGCTGTGTCATCGAGGTCCAACCCCGGCACAACCATGTTAGGTGGTAAAGCCATTAGAACGTTCCTTTAAACTTGGTCCCTTGAACCTGACCACCGTTTTTAAAACCTTCTCTCATTTCTCCTTTGTCATCAAAAGGATAACCCACTGCATCTGCTGCTTTATCAAACCCTAATGACTTTAAAAGATACGGAGCAATGGTATAGCTCCCAACCCTCTGGGCGGACTTCTTTATTTGTCCACCCGTGTCTTTTATTTTTTGGTTACGTTTTGCTTTGGCTTCTCTTAAAACCTTCCGCGCTTCTTCTTTTGTAACTTTGTTTGCCATTTTAATAATACTCCCGCTTACGGGGCCTCCATTCTAAACTATCCTCGTCCTCGCCACTCAACGAAATAAACCCGCCTTGACGAAAACGCATCAGTGCCAAGGTCATACTATCACAAAAGTCATCATGATCGCCATTAGGAAATGAAACTACCTCCTCAACGACCTCGTCAGCAAACTTTTCGTGCATCGGGGCCCAAACCATTTCAGCCTCAAACAAAGGCGCAACCATGTGCATTCTCGTTATCTTATCATTCCCTTTGCCCGGTGAGAAGCCCAATGCCGGAATACCACGAAGCCGCAACTCGTCAATAAGTGGTGTACCCGTCGCTTTCGCTTCGACCAACACCATGTCTGGCTCCCAGTATTCGTGCTCTTCATACGCAATCTCCTTAAGTTCCGGAAAATTCCACCGCCCACGACGGGCATCCAACAAAATAATGTGATCAGGGCCACCCTCCTCGGGCTTAAATACCCCCCAAGTCGTAATCGCGCTGTAATCCGCAGTTTCTTTCTTCGAAAACGCCGTGTCATACGCCTGCAAAATGTAATCCAGCCGTGGAATCTTCTCCTTATCCCAATCCTTCCACCACTCACGCTTGATAATCGCAGATTCCGACGCCGTAGGCTGCTGCTGCCACTGCGCATTCCACTTTCCTACAGGAAGTGACGCCTTAATCCCCAATAATGCGTCTTTTTCCCAGAATTCAGGCCATAAAGGCTTGTCAGAAGGCATAATCGCAGGAAATTCCACAACCTCCCACTTGTCAGCCATCACATCACCGCCCTGCGCGGCAATCAAACGACCTGTCAAGTCCTTTTTTCCCCACCGAGTCATAACAATTATGATCGCGCCACCCGGTTGAAGACGCTGACGAGGACCAGAAGTGTACCACTCATACGCATTGTCGAACGCACTGTCGCTCATAGCGTCCTGCTCCGAATGCGGATCGTCAATCACAAACAAATCAGCACCACGACCCGTTACCGCAGCACCAACACCCGCCGCAAAATACTCGCCGCCACGATCCGTCTGCCAACGACCCGCACCCTTGTTGTCTTCCTTCAAATTCGTGTCCGGAAAAATAGACTTATACGCAGGATCATCAATCAAATCCCGCACCTTACGACCAAATCGTACCGCCAACTCAGTGTTGTGCGTAGCCTGAATGATCTTTAACTTCGGATTCCGCCCCAAAAACCACGCAGGCATCAAATAACTGGCAAACTCAGACTTCGAATGACGAGGCGGCATATTAATAATTAACCGCTTTAACTCGCCCCTCGCTACCTGCTCCAACTTTTCCGCAATAACCCGGTGATGACGACCCTCAATAAAGTTCTCATACACATGATGAGCAAAAGGCATGAACTGATCATGCGCCTTTTCCCTCAAATCCAAGGTTTTCTTAGCCTCAGTTAAGGCTAAGATCTCTTTTAACGCTTCTTCAGGTAATGCCTGTAAATTCATTACCTAAACGGATCTATGTCCGTTGGCATACCACCATAGGTTGTTGGCATGAACCCCCGACTAAAATCAGGCATCGGTAACGCACCAGTTCCCGGCAACAACGGTGGAACCCCACCCGTAACAGGCATCTGCGTATAATCCGAAGAGCCAACAACCGTCGGAACCGCAACCGGATCAGGGCGTGTTAAATCCGGAAACCCCGGAACCACCGGAGGAGGCGTTCCGCCAGTAACATCATCCGCTGGAACACACGCATTCGTCACCGTATCCATCCGATAACCCTCCGGACAAGGATCCGCAGCAGCGGGCAACGTGTACGGCGTCGAGTCGTCTCCACCGGGCCGAACACCAGCCTGTTGTCTCGCTCGCTCGGCTGTTTCGTCCGTTACTAAGAAATATTCATCGATCTCAACATCAGAGTACATCCTAGAACCGTCCGGGTTCCGCGCCTCTTGGAGATTCCTGCGTTGCTCCTCACGAGAACGCAAAGGACCACCCGCGTAATACGACATCTGTATGTCCCCCGCAGCACCCTTAGCCGCGTCAATCAACATAGGTACGCCCGGAATCATACCCAATAAATTAGTCAAACCACCAAGACCACCCTGCATCGGGTCTGAAACACTCTGAGCAATACCAATCGTCCGCTGCCTCTGCGCTTCCCGCGCCTCTTCCCGAGCTCGCGCTATCCTCGCGTCTTCAGCAAGACGAAAACGCTCTTGCTCCTCCGCACGAACCCGCGCTGTAGCATCCGCAATCGCCTTCTCTTGCGCCGCTCGCGCCTGCTCTGTAGCTCGCGCCTGCTCCGCCTTACGCTCCGCTTCGGCCCTAGCCGCTATAGCCGTCGCACTATCGTCCCGACTTGCTCGCTCCGCAGTCCGTCGTTTAACCTCCAAAGCACGAGATCTAGCATCCGCTCCCGTGTACCGATCCTCCGCAGCACGAGGCTCGGATCGTGCGCTCGGTGTTGTCGCTGCAACCCTGATCGCCCGCTCCCGACCACTTTCAGAAGACGAGCTAGACCTAGAAGGCGTCGTCCTTGTAGGAGTAGAAGAACTAGAGCTAGACCTAGACCTAGAAGGCGAAACACTCGGTGCCCCCGCCGCTGCGCGTTGCGCCCGTTGCTGCGAAGACGAAGGCATACTATAACTACCATCGCTGTTTCTGTTCATAGAATAACTGAAATATGCAGGAACTCCGCCCGGTCCCGGCTCACCACTCCCACCATAAGCCCGCAATAAATCCGCCTCAAACGGATTTATATACGCCAAATCATGCCGCTGACCACCAATCGTCGTCTGACG